GTCATGGTGCCGCGCGGCATGGGGATGACGCGCGGGCCGGATCCGCGCACGACCGCGAGCGGCCGCAGCAGCTCGATGATCTCGGTCATGTAGTCGGGCGGCACGATGAAGCCGCCGGAGGCGCCGGCCGAGACGATGAGGGCGCGCGTCACCGGGTGATTCTCGCCGTAGAGCTCGAGCGCGGCCTGGCGGGCGTTGTAGATATTGCCGCCGCCGACGCCGAGCATCTTGGTGACGCCGCCGATGACCAGGCTGCGCTCCTTGACGTAACGGTCGGTCTCGACCGCGGCCGGGACGACCGCCTGCTGGCCGGCGACAGGCACCGCCGACTCGGCGGCAAGATCCTGGGCACCCTTGGCGCGCGTGATGCGCTCATCGAGATCGGTAACGGCGCGCTTTTTCGCGTCGTGATCCTTCGCCTCGTCTTCGGTGAGGGTCTCCTTATCGGCCAGCAGCTTATACGCGTCGAACGCCGTCGCGCGCTGCTTGCGGAGGTCCGCGAGCTTTTCCATGTGTGGTCTCCAGGGAATGCGACGTCATCGAGACGCGCGGTCGGCTTGCCCAAGGCCACGAACGGGCGCCCGCCATGCGGCGGGAATCAGTTATGAGGCGGCGAGCGCCAGCTTGTCGGCCTGGCGGCGGCGGAAGTCGGCGCTGGGTGCGGTTGCCGCCGCCGGCGCCGGCGCGGAGCGCGAACCGTCGACATCCTCGACACCCGCGCTGGTCTGCGCCAGGTCGGGGTCGGAATCCTCGGCCGCATCGACGACCGAGCGGACGAGGCCGCGGGCCTCTTCCATCTTGTCGTGCGCTTCCTGTAGCTTGCCATGGTTCTCGGCCGAGAGGACCCGGCCCGCGCGAGTCTGAGCGGCGCCGATCTGCGCGGCGCGGCTGCGCGCGGCGACGATGCCACGCCGCCAGGCGCGGGCGCGCTCGCTGCCGGCGCTCTCGATATAGGCGGCGTCGATCTCGGAGAGTTCGACGACCAGGACCTCGCCTTCCTCGGCGGCGGGGATATGGGCGAGCAGCTCGTTGACCTCTTCCGCCGTCATCGCGACGAGGGCCTTGCCGAGCTGCTGCAGCGCCTCGCCGAGCATCGCCGGGACCGGGCTGGCATCGCCTTCGATCTCGGCCTCCCACTGGGCGTTGTACTGGAGATAGCCGAGCTCGCTCACCGCATAGGCGAGCTGCGCCACGTCGTAGAGCCCGCGGAATTTCGGGGCGGCGGGCGATTTCACCAGCATGCGCGTGCGCAGCGCCTTCGTGCGCCGTTCGGCGGCCTTCTTCGCCTCTGCAGTCGTCTCGGCAGTCTCCTTGGCATGATCAGACGCGGTGATGGAGTCCGTTTCGGGCTCGGTCGGCGATCCGTCCGCCGCGCGCGCCGTCACCGTCGCGCCGGTATCGGCGGGGACCGAGACGAAGCTCACCTCGAGCAGCTCCCATTTCGTGATGCGCTGACCACCGCGCGGCTTCTTCGCGTCGAGCGGCTCGCTCTCGAGCGGCAGGATGCCGGCCGAGACGCCGCGCACGACGCCTGACTTGACCAGGCCGCGGATCTCGTCGGCCTTGGCCGAGACGCCGATCGGCGCGAAGACGACGCGCGCGACGATCGTCTCGCCATCGATGCGGATGTCGGCGGCGAGGCCGACCGGCGTTTCCGGCGAATGCGACCACAGCCAGATCGGGTTTGCGCGGTAATTGTCGAGTTGCGCGCCAGCCGTCTCCCAGATGTCACCGTCGCGAGCGAGCAGACGGGTCGCGATGACGACCTCAACCTCATCGTCGCCGAGCGTGTTGACCTGCGCCGCAAGGGCGCGCCGGACGATGTTCATGTCGCGCGCGCCTCAATTTCAGCCGCTGTAAGGATGGACAGATCAATGCCGTCCTCGACCACGAGGACGCGCTGGCGATCGCCACAGCATCTCTTCACATGGTGGACAATCCGTCGGGACGCATCGTCCGAAAGTCTGCCTGCCACCTTGACGATCACGATGTCGCCGGGATGGAGCGCAAGACGCGCGATTCGGTATTCGAGATCGTCCATCGGTTTTCTCATCCTTCCGGGGCGGCATCCGCGGCGCCCGGCTTATTCGCGCCGGTTGGCACGCTCTCGTCCGGCAGCTGACCTTCCGGCGGACGACCGGCGCCGTCGGGCGCCTGGCCGCTCATGTCGCTGCCGAGCGCCGCCATGTTGACCGGCTGCATCAGCTCGTCGCCGTTGGGATCGGGCGGCAACCGCTCGCGCCGGCGCCATTCGTTGGTCGAGATCAGGCCCGAAAGCTTGCCGATGCGGCCGAGGTTGTAGCGGGTCAGCGGATCGGCGCGGAGCAGGCGCTCCTCGTCGAAATCGACCTCGAGCCCGTCATCGATATCGAGATCGAAGGTGCGCACGAATTTCTGGTCGAGCATGTCGAGGAGCGGCGCGACAGACCCATTCACGTAGGCCTGCTCCTCCTGGATGATCGTCGAGCCGCGCGTCATGTCGGCCTGCGCAAGCTTGCGGGTCGGCACGCCCCAGAAGCGCGCGACGTCCTGGATGGTCAAATTGCACTGGTCGATGAACTGCAGGTCCACCGAAGTCAGCTGCAGCGCCGTCGCCTTGATGCCGCCCTCGAGCACCGCCGTGCGCCCGACATTCTGGACGCCGGCGGAAAACTGCTCCCAGCTCGACTTCAGCCGCGCGGCGGCGACCTCGCTGAGCGCCTTCGGGGATTCGAGGATCACCGAGGGGCGCGCGCCGTTGCCGATCCAGCGGCTCTGTTGCTGCGACTGGCCCATCGAGAGGCCGATCGCGTCGCGCGCCAAGCCGATCGTCGAGGCGCCGACCAGCATGTTGAAGCTCATGCCGCGCAGGTGGAAGATGTCCTCGGCCGGGATCGCCACCGGAAAATCCTGCAGGGCCGCGATCTGGAAGAGACCCATGCGGTTGACGTTGTAGAAGATCGCGCCGGCAGCCGCCTCGAGCACCATCACCGCGTCGGGATTGATGAGGATCAGCTCGGTCGGATTACCGCGCCGCTCGCGCAGGATGGCGGCATAGGCGTTGCCGCGCAGCAGATAGGCGATGAGGAGATCGCGGCAGAACTCGAACCAGGTCTGGACACGGTTGGGGCGCGCCAGCAGCATCGCCACCGGATGATCCGCCGGCTTCAGCGTCTGGCGCGAGCCGTCGTCGAGCGTGCGGTAGAGGGTTGGCGTACAGCGCGCGACGTCATGCGAGAGAATGCGGATACAGGCATAGACGGCCGAGACGGTCATCGCCGTCGCCTGGCTGACCAGCAGCCCCGAGGCCGACTGCACCGAGCCGAGCGGCGGGATCATGCCATAGCTCGGCACGCCCGCCGAAGCGCGCTGGGCCGGCGCCGCCAGGGCGCGGGCGAGGCCGCCGAAGAGACCGCCGGACATCAGGCGTTACGGGCGCTCAACATCGCGCCGGCGAGCAGCAGGATGCCGCCGAAGATGAAGCCGGCCGGCGCATAGACGAGCCAGGCGCCATAGGCGCAGAGCGCGGCGCCCGCGAGCCCGACGAGATCGCGCAGCAACGAGGGCACCGCGCGCACCGTGGCGACGAGCGCGCCGATCAGGTTGACGAAGATCCGCTTTGCCAGCATTGCCGCTCCTTGCTGTCAATTGACAGCGCGTTCGCTCGATCATCGGGCCCCGTCGCATAGGATGACGGCGGCGGCCGGTCAGATAATCAGGATGCCGGCCTCGCGCTCGGGGCTGTCATAGGCGCTGCCCGTCGCCTCGGGGTTCAACGCCATCAGCGCAGCGGCATTGAAGAGCGCCATCAGCGGGTCGATCTTGCCGTAGCCAGCTTCGTCGCGCGCGATGCGCATGGCGGTCGGCGTCGGCACCACCACGGCATTGCCGGCGCACCACGCCATCAGCGGCTGGTCGCCATGCCGGAAGCTGCCATCGGCGAGCTTGCGCTCGACGGTCTTGATCGCGCCCATCAGGGCGATGCCCTGGCGGATCGCACCGAGCCGGTCCTCGGCGCTCGGCGTCTCGGCCTGGCCGACGCCGATCTCGGCGAGCGCGTCGATGATGCCCCCGATCCCGGCGGCGTCGACGCCAACCTGGGCGAGGAGGCCGAGCTCGTCGATGCGCCGCACGACCGCGACGACATAGGTGATGTCGTCGGGCAATCTCTCGACGATGGTGAGGTCGCCGGCGGCGGCGAATTCCTCGTATTTGGTGGCGTTGTCCTTGCGCCGCTCGAGCCCCTCGGGCGCGATCAGCGCGTGGACCCAGGCCAGCCAACGCTTGGTGCCCTTCTCGCGGCCGATCACCGCAACGCCCAGCAGATCGTCGAGGCCGCCGCCGTCGATGCCGACCGTCACGACCTCGCTGCGATCGAGGAGCGCGTCAAGGGTAAGACCCGGCTCGGCGCCGCGCGGCCAGAGCGCCGCCCCGGCCCAGCCGTCGGCGCGCAGCGCCTGGCCGATCTGCACGTTGAGATGTTTGGCGAAGAACCCAGTGAGCGAGGCGGCGCCGTTGCGGCGCGCCTTGCGCAGCTCGTCGGCGAGAAACGCCGGGTCGACCGCGGCGTCGAGATTGGGGTTGGTGACGTAGAAATTCGCCGGGTCCTCGTAGGCCTTGGCCGCGATCATGGCGGCCGGAAATTCGTAGAGCATCGGCAGCGAGCGCGGATCCTCGATCTCGCCATTGCGGATGGCGCGGAACTCTTCGAGCTTCTGCTTGAAGACGCCGGTCGGCGGCTTGTCCGACTGGGTCGACAGGTAGATGACGAAGCCCTCGGGGCGCGAGGCGAGGCCGCCCGTCGCCTCGCGCAGCATGTTCTCGGCGTCGGCGCGCTTGCCGAACATCCAGAGCTCGTCGACCAGCACGCCGATCGACTTCTTGCCGCCGACCGTCTCGCTGTCCGCCGCGACCACTTTGAGCGTCGCGCCGGTGGTGCGGTGCGTGATCGTGCGCTGGGCGGGCTGGACCTGCAGCAGGTCGCGCAGCGCCTGGTCGGCGAAGATCATCGCCTGCGCCGGCTTGAAGCTGTTGTCGGCGACCTCCTTGGTCGGGGCGAGGATGGCGAACTCT